ATATTTCCAATAGCATTAAAACGCAATGGGTAGTCTTGAACTAAATTTAACTCCGGATCCCACTTATATATGCTATCATAATTTGCAAATGCGTAGGGGTTATTATCGCTTAAGTTTTTAACAAAGGCAAATACATAATTATTTTTATCTACAATAATTTCTTGTATTGAAAGGGGCGCATCAAAATTTATTGTACTAAGCTGCTTACCTGCACTACTATATTTTACTAAAAAACTTTTTACGGGATGACTATAACCAACCCAAACATTATCCTCTTTATCCGTATCAATACAAGAGGGGAGAATTAAGTTTTCGCCTACAAAGCCACTTAATGTGTCTTTTGACGTAATATATACCTCAGGATCAATTAGCCCACTATTGTTGGCGTACGATGGGGTAGCAACTGCATCAACTACGCCTGTAGCAGTATTAATACGAATAGTCGAAATAGCATCATACAGAGTTACCCATGCATTACCTGCGCTGTCTATAGCAATGTTAGATGGACTAGCGCTATTAAGATCACCTGTATAGGGTCTCGTCTCTGGAGCTGTATAATTGTTTATAAATGTTGGCATAGCAGACAATGTAAATACATTTAAAACAGTACCAGATAGTGTGTAAACATATATCTTATCTTCATCTGAATCTGCAACCCATATTTTATCAATATTACCTTTTCTATATGATTTAAGTGGGGCTATGCTAATAGGCATAGTTGAGCTTGACGTTGTGAAGTATGTTTGATAGTTGCCCGTTAAGTCAAAGTGCAAATCCTCGTAATGTGCGTGTGTATAAATAGGTTCTTTACTAAATCGCTTTATATTCTTAAACCCGGGTTGCCCTGCAAACCCGTAAGCAGCTGCAACATTAATAACGGGGGTGTCTTGTATAAGAGCCGCTGCACATATAGCTACTGTCATTGTAGGGGAAGGCTTATTGAGAATACCACAAAAATAAGCACCACTATGTTCATACTGAGGAGCGTACTTATTGTGCTTAAAAAGAACATCATCTAATATGTAAGCACTAAGACTTGTAAACGTTGCAGTAGGATCTTGCTCAACAATTCTATATAATCCCAAACTAACAGTGTTGAGTTCAGTTGGATCTTTTCCATCAAACCTAAATCCGGTGATTGGTGGGTAACACTTTGTAGTAAATTGTTCTGCATCTTTAAACGTGACTACAAATGGTATATCAGTATTACACCATTTAACCGGATATATATTAAATGAATGTAACAATTGACCAGTGAGAGGTCCAATTGTTTGATCTGTTCCTTCTGTAGATATACCATTACTAGTGATAGCAAGACTTTCTGCAGGGTTAAAGATAGACTTTAAATAGTTTACCTGTGTGGGGTAATTAATGTAACCATAAGGACTATTATTAATGTTAAATTGACGATCATTAAATGTTGAATCAAGCTCTAGAAAGCCTTTTGTGTTAAAATTTGCATATAAAAATATTAGAGTATCATCATTTGTAGACGGGCGTTGATCTACATAAGAAACATTATAATCTATAGATGTACCAGTAGTCCCTGCAAACGATGTGCCACTTTCTTTGTAATTATAAAATTGTAATGAATTATAATCATCAGCCCATTTAGCAAAAACACTAACACTGCTTGTTCGTGTGTTATCTATAAGTCTTGAGCTTACAATACCTTCAGCTGTTGTATACGTTTCGATAAATCCAAAATAACTTTTTAAATGGCTCCACTTACCCGTATAGTAAGAAGATACCGACATAAAATCACTATGACTTCCGCTGGCATACAACATAACTGTGTAATTGTTATTTTTTAACAATTCATCGTTTTGCCAGGAATTGTAGCGCCATATTTCGAGTGGGTCGCTTCTTTTACCTGCAGGTAGGGTGTAAACACCTAGAGTTCCTGCTGGCTGGAGGTTGTTAAAAATCACCAAATCAGGAAGCGCATTTTGTACATTTACGGATGCCGCTTCATCGTTTGGGTTTAAATTAACTGTTTGGGCATTTCCTAAATCATCATAAACTGTAGCGGTTATTGAATACGTGCCTGGGTAACTATAAAAATGAATAGCGCTTGGACCGGTAAAGGTTGTACCGTCGCCAAAATTCCATAATATTTGTTGTTGACTATATATGTTTTCGCTATTATTAAAAAAGATAGGTTTGATGTAGAAAGGAGTGCTTGGCAGAGTATAGCTTATATTTGCTAACGGTGCTGCTCCAGAGTCAGCAGTAGTGATTTGTATTTTTACGGCCGTCAACGGCGACATATTAATACTCCCTTACACTTGCAGCCTGTAAATCTGGTGTAATAATTTGAATTTGATTTAAAAGATTTTCAACATTGTATAAGTATGGTACCTTAAAATATGGTAACGGTAGACTTTGTGCAATAATTTGTATATCTTCGCCAGGATTGCTATATATAGGGTTAAAAACCAGGAAATTTAGTCCATTTCTAACAAGCTCTACACCATCCACTGTTCTAGAACAATACATAGATACAGCACCATCAATATCTAAAATAGAAGTAGTCAACTGATCTAAACTAACGAGCTGCCCTAAAGTTACATTTTGAGGGTCAAAATAAGTCTTAATAATTTGATAAACTTGTCGGCGCAATTCATCTTCACTAAAGCGTGAATTTGGATTACGTGTAATAACTAACTTAGAATCAGCAATAATATCCGGGGTAAGCTGTTTGTTATTAATTTCCGATCCTGTAGCAACACCTATACCAAATGCCGTATAAACAGGATCCATTATAATGACCTCTGATGTAGCCATTTTTACATTTTGTAATCCTCGAATAATATAATCTTTTAACCCAGTAGCGAGAAAATTATTATTAATTTGTGCGCTGTTAGTTTTTTGTAGCTTTGGTACAACATAAACATATATATTATTAAAATCGCAACTATCAGAAAAGTTAACTTGATTTAAGAGTACCCTGCTATCATTATTAGGTGCTTTTAACCCAATATTATAATAATACCGCATATGTTCAGCGACATAATCCCAATTATTCACAACTGCAACGTCGTTAATAAGATTATCGTATTTGTTTTTAATAAAAAGCTCAAAGTCAGATGTTGTTATAAGTCTGTATTGTGTTTTAAAAGTATTTGCAGCATTATTTCTTATATTCTCTGCTGTTTCAAGCTGTGCAAAATCTGTTGAAGCATTTGTATTTGAAAATACTAGTGAAGCTGCTTGTGGAGAAGTTAAATATGATTGATTAATACTTTTTACATTATTAAAGATATTAGTAAACTGTGTTGTGTTGTAGATAAACAGTGTATTGCCGTTTAGGGTACCAGCTCCAACTTGACCTGGTGCTCCGTCACTTTTGAGATAATACACCGCAACCAAATAATTAGGTAGCAGTTGTCGACCACTTACATTATTACCGAATTTGATAACATAGCGCTGGTTTTCATTCAATCTGCATTCAAAGCTCTTACTCGTAGGTCCTTCAAGATATAAGCTATCCACTCGGTTCCATTGCGACCAGATGCCCGATTCATCAAGTACATAAACATGAATATTTGTATGATCAACTAGTTCATTATTATTATCGGGCCCTGTAGCGGCGAGCGAAAATTGTTCAAAGGGCGACCCAGTAGCAATATATATTGGGTATTCCTGAAATAATCCTTGATAGAGTAAAGCTGTTTGACCAAGTTGTGTCAATAACTCTGTGCCAGTTTCTGTTTTAATAAACGAAGTATCCTCCGTAAAGGAATAATTAAGACCGTTAACGGTAAAATAAGAATACCTAGGAATTGTATATATACCGGGTGTTAGGGTTGAAGGTGCAGTTGCGTTAAAATTGAGAATACTTGTTTGAAATCCAATTGGATTATAATTTAAAGCCTTAACAATTTTATTCATGTTTTCATACAACTGTGCTTGATTGTACATACTTTCACTTGCTGTTTTGTTGAGATAAAATAATAAAACATGATAGCTGTATGCAATAATATCTAATAAGCTATTAAAATTACTTCCTTCGTAAATTTGATCGGTAAACACGCCACCCTGTGTTAAGCGCTGTTGCATTAAAGATTTGAGAGAAGTAGCGTCAAATGCCGCATAAGCATTAAACGGTAAGTCAAATTGATTGCTAGTTATTGTTTTCATTAATTAAAATAATATCCGGAATCACTTAAAACACCTTTTAAACTGACTCCTGTAATATTTAACGTCGGAACATCAATTAGCATAAAGATGTTGTATTGATTATTGTCCTCATCAACTTCAACGTTGAGTTTTCTCATTGTTATGCGGGGTTCATACTTACTCACACCTTTTAGAATAGTTTCCCCTATAATTCTGCCTTGTTGTCGAGTAGCTTGGACGAATAAATACTGTGTTAGGTTTAACCCATAAACGGGGTTAAGAATTTTTTGACCAGGCATAGTAGTGAAGAGATTAAATAAACTATTTTTTATTGCACTAATATCTTCCGAAATTTGAATATCTTTTACTTCTCTTCGTTTGAGAAGCTGAGTATTTCGTGTATAGTCTATTTTTACGTCCAGTAACAAGTCTTTATAGAGGGAGCCAGAGACAGACGAGGTTACGGAATTGACTACTATTGCTGCCATAGTATTATTTATATAAGGATAATTGTTCTATAAGAACATAAATACTATATATGAATAAGTTTGTTAAGCTGTATGAGTCAGCAATCCAAAGATATACACGTGGTGGTTTTCTAACAGGAGATTTGGTAAAGTTCATAGATAATGCATTTAAGGATGATTTCTTCAAAAAACAATCACCAAACTATGTTCAAAAGGCCAAAGCTTTTAGCGAAGGCGGTTTAAACCTAAGAGTTAGTGCTGTAAAAGCTGTAAGACCTACAATTCATTCTGGTGACGTACAGAACGAAGCAGAGGAGTTTCTAATTGATATTGTGCAAGAGCTAGCACCCGGATGCTATAAAGAATTCATAACAATACCAGCTCACTTACTTTCGCCTATTGATGTTTATCCAAATTTATTACCAGTACCAGATAGCTTAAAAAGACACAATCACACCATAGTTAAACCTCAAGAAGTTGATATTAAGGATGAAGAAGAGTTGATGCTATCTCCGCACCGTCAAACCCTTACTAGCGATACCGGTGACAAGAAAGATTCTGAAGGCGATAGAAAGCTCAATAACTTCAATACAAAAATTCCTAGCCTACCAGCAAAAGACGAATCTAATCCAAGTGTTGATTCAGGCACCCACAGATATCTGCCTAAGAAGCGCTAATATCAGATAAAGCCAGC